CATATTACGCCACTCCTGACAGGGTTTGATTACGGATATATGCCTGAATGGCTGATCAATTATAATTTCAGCATAAGTGAGGACGGCACCGTCTCAGATGATACGTTACAAGGTATATTTGAGGATTATAAAGCCGGCGCAATAGAAGCTACTGGCTATACTGCACAAGAACTATCTGATATAATTAATATTACACAAGCCCCTGAAATACAATCGGTTGATCAGTTGTTTTTCCCTGATTTTGCCAATGAACAAGGAGCCTGGATTTCACTAATGAAAAAGTCCCCCGGACTTGTTAAGTTGCAACGAATAATAAGAGAGGAATTAAATAAAGACAAAAACTTTGGAGACTGGGAAGATGATTATTTCGAAGACAGAAAGCATAATGTAGTGATGGCTTTTATGCAGTTAACACTGGGCGAAGCTTTAGGGATTGAAGAAAGTCACATTAAGAAAATCTTTCCGAATCTTACGGTACCTCCAAATCCATCTGTGATTCTGACAGAAGAGTTTGGGGGTAGTCCGGAGAGAGTTCTAAAGGCAGCAGACGGCCTTACTAATAGTTTTGAGTGGGATATCATAGAGGGCCACTTTGAGCAGCAAGACGTCGGTGCTGTTTGGGTTGACACTTACGTTGATATAACGGGCACCCCACCGTCTGGTGATCTTGTGGAATCTTTTCCCGATCCTAATTTAGTGAATTTTGATAAGGGTGAATATAGCACGGTGGAGTTATTGCACGGAGATATTACACCGATGTACATCGTATACGAGGAGTATTTCAGAGATCCGAACAGCCCCCTTAATGCGCCGGCTGAGGAGATGATTGATTATTTCTCTATGAAAGGTGCAAAGACCAACCCAGAACTATACGATTCCTTTAATAATAACAAGATATTCCCTAGATCTTTTGGATTTGCACACCCAGATGATGATGTACAAACTAATACAAATTATGAGAATATGGTTCATGATGCTTACAACGTTAGCACTACTCAAAATTTTAACCCAAATATGTTGATGTATAATTTGCCGTTTACTGAACTATCAGTACCAGGTGCAAATCGAAACCAAGAGATATTAAATGTTTTTACCAGTAACTTAGGAGATGATGAACAAGCGCTAGCATTAATAGAGCAGTTTGACATAAGCAGAACTGATAATAGTTTACTTTATCAAAATTCTTCCTTACCTCTTGTTGGTAATATTAAATCATCTTTAGGCACAGTTAAAGACACTTTTAAATTAGCTAAGGGAAAAGTGAGAGCTTCAGGGCCAATTACGTCTAATGATATTTCTCCTCCTAATTTTATAAATGATGAGTCTTTTATTGATAAAGAAATTTTTAATCATGATTATAAACTATTCTTTGATTCAGATGTACGTGGTTTATTGGAAGAAATATATGGAGGCTCTGTTGATTCTAGCACAATATTGTCCGAGTATGAACAGTTTAAAGATATCGACTTGAGTCTCAGTAAGTTATCTCAAGTCCCCCTAGGGGATAATGGATTTGGTTCAGTCTTAAAATATCCATACAGTCTAGAACAAACAAATTTTAAATCTCAAGTTTTTGGAAAGCTATTGACTCACAAGTTTATGGAGACTTTTGATAAATATTATGATCCTTCAAAAGCTGATGATAGTCAATATGTCTCTGACAATAGAGAAGAGTTTAAAAAATATTTGAGATTTATTCTATCTTCTTATGGCTATTCGGCATTACAATTTGCATATTCAAATCAAATGTTTTCTAAGCTTAAATCTTCTAGGTTGCATTATCGCTCATTTATGAAGAAGCTGTGGAATAAAGTACTTTCCAATCCGAACAATAGTAGTAATGTTGACCCCTCTTGCCGGCAATTATTTGATCAAATAGGGTTAACGTCTAGACAAGATTTGGAAAATGTGGAGACAGACTTTTTTAATCTAGATGCTGTTAAAGAGGATGTTAGGAGTTATTATAAAAAATCTCTTTGTTTTGATGTCTATGGGACAGGTGGCGAGGCAGAATCTTCTGCAGTTAGGTCCTTAGCCGGCGGTGTAGTAAAACTCATAGCAAAAATCTACACCTTAGAAATGTGTATGGCATCAATAATCGCTTGGGATAGTTTTGATATTAGCGAGGTTTTTAAAGATGTAACCATAATAAAGGTCGTTATTGATAATATCAAACAAGACCACAGTATAGAGGAACTTTCCCCCTACATCAATGATGTGGTTAAAAAAGAAGAATCGTTAAAGGACAATGTCGAATTGGTTCAGTTTTTAAAATCTCGTAATCAATCTGGATTAGAATATATTATTGAAAAAGAAAGTGAAGCCATATTTGCATCTATTAAAGAACTTTTCAATCTAAGCAATCCTATTACAACCGATTTACAGCTAGATTTGGTGAAGAATTCAGATCCTGATTTTTTACAAGAATTTGATAAAAAGATATATGTTTCACCGAACTCTGATTGGCCGGAGAACATAAAAACTACAGCAGCTGCACTACCTTTACAAGACAGTCAGTTTGAATATGTTCTGGATGCGAGAATAAATAACAATATTTATACGATGAATTATGCACAAGCTTCAAAGCGTCCTGTGATCAATTCTTACGTTCCGACCGACTCAACACCATCTGAGCATGCTGATTTGTTTGGCAATTATCCACTTGTAGACGATATAAGTGAGGAGCAGACTTTTCCGTATAATAAGAACGTATTCCACTCTTTACCTTTTAATCACTATGGAGACGCCCAGGTGACACCAGGCCCAGCCGGCCCATCTCGAAGCTTCTTTGATGATCCAGGTGATCTAGAAATGTCTTATTTAGAGGACTATGAACAGATTACAGGTCTGTGCAATCTTAGGATCGGTTTTGTTGACAATTGTCCTGATCCACTGCCCGGCTCACCAAATGCTGTGGAGTGGGAAAAATTAATTAAATATTACACACTGCAACACGAAAAAATGGGCAATGCAGACTCTTTCTCACACGAAAACTTCCAAGAGACGTTGCACGGAAATGATTTGAATGCAAAGTTAGGTAATATGTTGTTCCAAACATATGTTAAAATAGAAGAATTAACCAGCGAAGAAAGAGAGCAGTTTAATATTGTAAAATATAATATACCAGATGGCAATGCCGAGCCTTGCGAAATAGCCAATGAGGCAATTAATTATTCCGCAGCAGATTACGCTGATATTTTCGAAGAACTAGATCAGTATAGAAACTCTTTAGACCCGTATTATAATCATACAAATCTTTTTAAATGTTATATGAAGGGATACGTGCCATTGGCAGTTTGGAGTTACTACTACAATAATGTATTGTTGGAGAAAATCAATACGTATCAAGATGGTGCTGAATTTCCCCTCAAGGAATTATATAACAAATACGGTCTAGCACCATTTTTTAAGAAAATTAGTTATGGAATCAGGTTAACATACGTTACATCGTACCCAATAGCAGAGTCGTCAGGATTGAAATTTAATGAATTTATGTATAACGCTTTCAGGGGTAACATAGAAGGACTAGCAGCTAGTAAATCTCTATACTCACAGAGGCCATACTCAATTAACGGAAAAAGAAAGATTCTAAGAGAAATACATATACCGATCACAGAAGTTGAGAAGGATATAACCTTCGTTCAGGGCACCGGAGCGTTTACAGTAGAAGGATCGCTGCAATTGATCCCTATGGATCAGATGGGATCTTGGCATCCTATTCAAAGTATTCCAGACTCTTCAGACATCGAGTTAATATCCTCCGACCCGCAGGTTCTAAAATACTTGATCCATAACCCGCATCAGTTTTTCTACAAAAATATGGCCGCGGACCTTTTATCAGAATTAAAAACAACCCCGGAGTTCAAGCTGTTATACGAACATTTATTCCCAATGAAAAGATATATGTCGTTGGCATTTTTATACGCCGGCGACGGCCTATCTAAGTTTATTCCGGAGCCGACGGATGTACTGAGTGAGACTAAAAAGTCTCTCGGACAGGTGATGAGAAACCTTTTGGTGAACGATGATTATACACTTATACCAGATCCCGTAGCGAATGCATTACAAAACTCTATATTAAGAAATGAAGGCGGTACTAGAGGACTGGAGCCTGACGTAACAAAACAAATTTTGATGATTTTGATGAAAGCCCCCCTTATGGTTTTAAAGGGGTTTGTAGAGGTTACAGATCCAGCAATTATAATAGCCAAGAGGATAATTGATATTGCTTCGATGACGCAACAGGCAATTGTGTCAGCTTTAGAACAAAGTCTAAAAGCCGCCAAAGCCATTGCTGAAGCGAGTTTGCAAATTGCAAAACAAAGTCAGGTGCAGATTGAAATTCAAGCCGGCCCACTTGCGGCGTTAGCTAACCCAGATTCTCTTCCATCTGTTGGCGGAACTGAGTGGGATAATTATGTTAATGTCGATACCACAAGTGATAATATTTCTGAGTGGGTTTTGGATATAAATGAGCAAGGTATGCCCCCGGAAGCTTCCAACAATCCCGCTTATACTGCACTTAAAGAAAACGTGCAAAAGCTACAGGAACTTAAAGGAGATTATATCGCAGCTCAAAATTCAGTAGCAGAAAAAGAACAGGAAATTAAAGAAATAGACGATAAAATTAGCGGCGCATTGCAAGACGCGAAAGATGTTATGAGGGATGTGTTCACTTCACCGTTCTTATTACCTGGCTTGTGGGCATCGATGTTACCTTCTATGACACCATATGGCGGCGGCCTGGTACCTCCGCCTTTCTTTGTCGG